TTTACTCGATCAGGGCTAAGAGTGTATAAATTCTTACCCCCTGCGTTGGATGCTGCTTCGCGCCCAGAGCTTGTGACTGCTGTTCTTGGTCGGCTTCTAACAGGTTTTCCGTTATTACTATCAGTATAGCGGTTTGGCAACGCTTTTTGCAAGCGATTGTCAAGTTCTTCCCAATAATCTTTATCTTTTGGATCCCAACCCTCTTCAACTAAGGACTGATCAATCGTTAATGCAATGCGAGAGTCCATGTCTTTACTATTTGGGTCGTACCAAGGATTGCGATCCATCCAATCTGATGCATAGCGCTGTACTCGTGGGTCTTGCTGTATCGGCTGCTGACTAGGCTGCACTGAACGCTTCTTCAGTGACTCCAAGTCTTCAGCTTGACGACGAGCTTCAAACCACATTTCTTGCGCACTGGTTAATAAATCACCGTCACCAGTCTCAGTTGCTTCTTTAATCTTGCGCTTTGCGAAATCAATCCGCATGCGTTGGTCATCAATCGCTTTATCTAATCGAGCCAACTCACTGCCTGATTGCTTGCGCTCAACGACAGATAAGCGCTCTAGGAGCTCTTGGTTCTGACGCTGCAAGTTCTGAAGGCGAATGTCCTTCTCAGTTGCTACCTGCTTGTGATACTCCTTACGTGCGCGACGCTTTGCACGCTTGGCAGCACGAGCTGCTTCAGCTTCTGGGTCAACGTCACCTAGCTCTTCAATCTCACGAGCTTCGGCAGCGGCATCATCATCGTCAGAGCCATCGTGATCAGAAGAGGCTTCAACTGCGCCACCCTCATGATCCTCTTCAACGTCTGGACTAATAATGTCTGCAGGTAGGTTAACAACAGCTGAACCATCCTTTTCTTCAGATACTTTAAGTTCTGTATTATCTGTGCTCATATGAATGCCCTCATTGCTAGAGGATCGCCAGTTACTTTGGCAATTACCTCGTGGTCGTTCAATACCATGAAAAGTGCTTGGTCTTCATCGGGTTCGCCTTCTACTGCGACTTCCCAACGATCACCACCCCACTTTGGAACACGTAAGTAGTCGCCTACCTCGCACCACGAGCCTTCAGGCCATGGTTCCATCGTGTCACGCTTTTTGAACGCCAAAGGGCCAACCGCTATTACCTTAGCCACCATATTGTTCCACTTTTCGGTTTCCTTGGTTTCTTCAACCAAAATAATCCCCGCACTTGTGGTTTTCTTTTTAGTACGACGTAGCTGCACTAAAATTCTTGCACCAAGAGGTTTTGCACCGGGGTCTACACTCGGGAATGCCCAAGCTAATTCAGCCTCGCTAGAAGCTACCGGATCACTCAGATTCATCTTCTTCCTTTAAAAGATTATTTAAAATATCCAAAGACTCGACGAGTCCTTGGTGTTGACCGACTAGGCGTTGATAAGTCTCAAAGTTAACGATATGACCCGCTAACAATGATTGACTTATCGCAGCCTGACGCGCTTTTACAGCACTTATGAAGTCGTCGACGTACCTCATGCGTTATTCTTGTCGATGCCTTTGTTTGTGAAAACACCGTGATCGCTATTTGCTAAAGGCAAAGTAGCAGAACCTTGTTCTTTCAATGTCTCGCCAGTCACCCATGCACCAGCTGCCATGCGGTGGTGTTGACGAACTTCTTCCGATTGCTCTTCTTTCAATAGATCAGCCATGATTAGCTCCTTAGATTATGTTGTGCTACATCTTGCAGAGAGACGGCTGTCTCTTGCTGCTCCTTACGCAGTCTGGCTTCATCAACTGTCAAGTCAGCCTCTTTCATGCGTTCCTTCGTCAGGTTGTTCTCGGTATTCATAGCGATACGAACCTGTTGATCTTGTTGTGACAACTGATTGTCTGCCTGATCCTTAGCTGCTCTACGCTGAGTCTCAGCTAATGATGCCTGCAGGATTGCCTGTGATTCTGGGTCAAGCGGCATAGGTTTAGGCTGAGCTAACTGCTGCATCATCTGACCTAATTGCTGCAGTGCGGGAGCAACCTTAGCGAACACCTGCTCAGAGTCCATCTTGACGTGCTCTGAAGCTGCAGCCACTGTCTGGTCAATCGCCTTAACATCCTTAGCATCTTCATACTTCCTCAAATTCACGTCAGTACCGCCTACAGCGTACTCAGTCATCTGGTTGGTATACCAGAGCATCATGTGCTGTTTAATGTGCTCTAGGACTTGCGGAATGTACTTAGGAGCGATTAACGGGTTGCTGCCTAGCATCGGGTTCAGTGCAAAGTCTAAATGCGTCTGGATGTGCGCTAATTGATCCTGACGAGGGTATGCAAAGGCTGGCTTACCTAAAGCCATCGCTGCGTTCTCGTCACCTGCGCTTAACTCTGCTGGCTTTAACGCTGCAGGCATCAACTCACCTACATTTGGCACCTTCATCTGCTTTAAAGCTCTGGATACCACTGCCTTAGCGTCAAATAGCTGCGGATATTCCTTCATGTACGCCATGACAGCCTGATTCTGCGCCATTCTTTGCGTTTCACTAAAGATATGCGGATCAGATACAGGTAAAACGTCAGAATTCTTGTCAAAATCTTGCTGGGTTATTTCCAACTCAGCAACAATGTCGCCACGACGCTGCTCATCCAGATACCAACGGTTAATTCTGCCTAAAACTTGCAGAACTCTGCGCTGTGAGTCGTGTAAACGAGCGTGAATCGCTGAAAATACCGTTGCGCCCTGCTCAATTAACGCCTGAGTGGTGCCAACTGGTGCGTTAGACGTAATATCTGCAATCTTTTCCTCAGAAGTAGTGATCACACCCTTGGTTGCGTCTTGCAAAAAGCCTAATAAGCTGAATAAAACAGGGCTTGGTGGGTTAAATGGCATAGGCATAGCCACTTTTTTGATGTCATCAATCCCCGGTGCAGCTTCAATCTCCATAACTTGCGTTACTTCTACCTGATCTGACTGACCGCTGACCTTAGCGCCCTTCAGTTTCAGCAGAGTTGCAGCGTTATTGATGTGCGCAGAGTCAAGCAACGCACGTAAAGCGCCTGTCAGAGCTGCAGATAGACCACCAATCAGCTGTGGCAGACCAATAGCATAGGCACCACGCCATGGAATGAACTTAAATTCGATCAACCAATCCAACTTGGTCATCGTTTCGTCGCCCTCTTCCCAGTTACGATAGACACCTAGCGTCTTATTGTCTAGGTAATCAATCATCAGGATGTACGGTGCAAGCTCACCCTTAGAATGATTGTCATCCTCAAGCTCTAGCCATGTGTAGATATGGTAAACAGGGCGCAATCCGTCAACATTCTCACCCTCAGTCTTACCCTCAATATGCATGTTTGCTTTTTCAGAACGGCTAATCTCTGGCGATTCTGACGCACGCACAACGGATGTATCGGTGTACAAGCCGCTAGCAATACGATTATCAAATTCTTGTTGAGTAATGTATTGAAGCTCTGATACACGCTGAGCTGTGTAGAAGTTTGCAGCTGCATATGGCAACATGATGTTGTCAATAGGAACGAACTCAGCGCAAGGACGACGCTTCTGGTCATCAAACCATAGCTTCATGAATTGTGAGCCACCCAATGGCAACTGAGTTAGCAACTGTTCTTGCTCGTCACGGAACTCCTCAATCTGCTCAGTCAGCTGCCAGTTCATGTAGTCACGCTTGCGCTCTGCTCTGTCAGTCTTCTCTGGCGTTACCTCACCGTAGATGTGGGTACGGACAGGGCCATCAGGTGGGAACATCTCTTTAATTGCTCGAGCTGCGAAGTCAACGCATGCCTCAGCCATAGCAGGATGTACAACCTTAGATGCGCCATTGAAGTTAGCACCACCGGGGGCATCATGACCTAGACCAGTACGACGCAATCCATCCTCATACTGCTTGTCACGCTTCTCACGATCCTCTTTGTCCTTATCAATGAAGTCGATGTACTCCATCGCTAAGTCGCTCAAGTCATACGAGCTCATGCTATCAGCAAGGTTATCGTAGAAGTCTGTGTCGTCTTCTGGAGTCTTTGACTTCATGCGGACAATAGCCGAACCATCTGGCATCTCTTCTACTTCATTCTCTTCATCATCATCAAGCTCAACAGTCGCACTACCATCTTTGTTTGACTGCAAGCCATCTATAAATCTGCCAAACTCTGGGTCTACTGGCATTTCAGGCATGATTATTCCTTTTATCTAGTAAGTAGTGGAATGCGTCCACCATTTTTTAATGTTGGCGCTTGTATTAGAAGTCCACCATCTGATTCGTCTGGGATTGTATTCTCTGCGAGACCGCCCTCAGCCATATTCATAATCTTGTTTACATGACCCTCATAGTCAAAGTTGTTGAGGTTATGTGCGTCCATAAGCTTATTCACATGTGACTCGTAGTCAAAGCCATCGTGCGATTGTACTGCACCGCCTTCAGCATATCCTTGACCTTTCTTAGCAGACTTTTTTATTTGTGGGTTTAGGTCAATGTAATAGACTGAGTCACCACCAAAGCGTTTGAGTGCTGCGTTCCATGGTTGGTAAATGCTTGGGTTATTTGGATCCATCTTCGCAAACTCTTCATCCAGAATTTTTTTGAACTCTGGTATTTCTTCCATGTCATGCATTTCTTTGGCAGATAGCTCAGCTCTTGTTTTATGCGTACCAGAAAGTTGAATCTCGCCTAAATCTGAACCATGTTGTCTAGCGTATTTTTTTAAGTAATTACGATAGTTCTTGTCGTAATACTGACGCATACCTTCACCACCTATTTTTGTGTTAAGCCCACCCACAAAACGATAACCATCCTTTGGTGTTTCAGCCATGAGCTTTTTGGTAGCTTCCTCACCAAGAACATTAGCTACCTTATCCTCTGGTGTAAGTTTGCTATAAATAACTCTGTCATTTTTATCAAAAATATTAAGCATCATTCCGCGACCTTTGTCGTCTGGATGATAAGAAACAGAATTTGCGGTCTCAATCTGACCATAACGATTAGCTTGCGTATTTCCTTTAGTCAAATACAAGCGATCTTTGCCTGAATCTACAGCTTCTTTGATAGCACGTTTCAATCCAATCTCATACCAATTGTCTTTATATGGAGCATCAGGTACTGCGCTATTAGGATAAAATTTTGATGCCTGATCATACAAATCGCTTGCTTCTTTTGCGTTCTGCATACCGTGCATTTGCCATCCTTCTTTTGCGTGCGCAGCATCTTTGAAGCCAGCCTTTACTGCAACCTCATCAGCTTTTTTTCTTGCTATTTCATACTTATTAACATCTGCATATCCACGCTTTCTTCCTTTTTGATGCCAGTCAGATTGCAACTCGTCTACAAGTAATCCGCTCTTGCCTTCAACATCAGTATGATCAGCTACACGCATATGCATTAATACGTTTTTGTCATCGTGATGTGATTCACCAAAATTATTGCGAGGGTTATCACTTATTGGAGTTTTAATAAGAATCTCTCGATAATTTTTACCGCCAGCTGTATTTAAATCAGGGCTATCTTTTGGGCCATACTTAGCCGCACCTTCGTCTAAATCAAGTTTATTAAGCCTATCAAATTCAGAGTAAGTATCTTTATAAATTTGTTCCATTACTTTTATTTTTTCTCTTACTTGTGATGCGTAGTCATTATTTTCGCCATACATATCAACTGATTTTTTAAGATCTGTTTTGAGGTTTTCAATTCCATTAAGATAGAAATGTAGCTTGTCATTTATTCTGTCAATATTTTCTTTATGCTCTTCCCAGCGCCTTGGTGATACAACAGATTCTTTAGCAATTCTTTCCTCTAACGGAATCTTTCTTTCAGCCGCTAATTGCTGCACCTCTTCACGAGTCACGCCTTTGCGACCTTTTAATGCTTCTGTCAATCCAGTCTCATCAAGTCTAGCTTGGCTCACGCCTTGATTCTTCATCAAGTCAGATAGGAATGCGTCACCGTTACCAGACTTACGCTGCAGGTTTAAAGCTGCCTTCTCAACGACTGAGTACAAGCCTAAGTCATTTGCTGGTGCTTTCACCTCAGCTGCTTTACCTGCAGCCTGTACTGCACCTTCAGTTGGCGGCACTACGTTCAACTCTAATGGCATGCCAAACTGTGTCTTCTCTGCGAACTCCTTAGCAAGCTTGCCTGCAGTTGGTGCCAACTCCTTAGCGCCCTTTACTGCGCTCTTAACTCCAGCCTTAATTGTTTGACCAGAGCCAAGTGGCAATGACATAGCAGCGTCAACTGCCTCTTCATTCAATCGTGTGGCTTGACCTGAGCCGCTTGTGTTAGGAGTGCCATATGCATAGTTTTCAAGCGTCTTAGATATTGCAGGCAGACCCATCATTTCACTTGCTATTTCCATCGGTGGATTAGAAAAGCCAAATGGCTTAGACACAAAGTCATGCACATTAGCTACACCACGAGATAATGCACCAGCTAATGGATGCACCTCAGTTGGTGTCATGTCAGATTCAGTAGTGTTGGCTGGCTTTTGTAATGGAAACTCTTGACTGGCAATAGGAATGAGCTGAGATGGTGGCACGTACTTACGTGGAGTGCCGCCTTCAGCCATATGAACTTCACCGCCCTTAGCATAGCCTTCACGGATTAGGTGACGGATGTATTCGTCATTCAATTCTTGGCTAGGTAAGCCTTCACCTTCAAGTCCTAATGCAAGATCGTAGTAACCGGGGCCTTCAGCGCCTTTAAGTTTGTAGCTCTTATTCTTTCTGCGATTAATTATCTCTTCAGACCAAGGGCCTTGAAAGCGCTCAGGCTTTACATCCCTGAAATGTTTATGCCAAGTAGGTAAAAATACTTCAGTTGGAACTGGCTCAAAGTTATAACCTAAATCTTCACCGTGCAGCAACATAGGAAAGCCGGGGTGTAAGTCTGGACGATATTCTGCAGTGCCGCTTAAATTAAATAGACGTGGGCCAAGTGCAAATGTTGGCGCACTACCGCCATGTTCAGGATGTAATAAGCTAGGCTCAGTTTCTTGAACCAATGTTTCTGTTGGCTTAAATATCACGCCCTTACCGCTTTTTTCGCCACCCATTGCAATTCCACCTTTTTTAGGTGTAATGCCCTGACCCATCATGAGATCAGCTAATGCAGCACGCTTCTCAAATGTGTCAGCCTCTTTCCAAATATTAGGATCACGTATCTGCGCACCCTCACCAAACGTCAATGCGAGGTTATGATTAAATTTATTTTCCAACTCAGGCGATAACTTGCCTTCTTTCATAGCATCTATAAATTGTTTTTTCAACTTATCGAATACAACAGGATTACTCTTTAATTGATTAGATGACCCTAACATTGTTGTCCATATAGTTTCAGGACTGGATAAGTTGGTCAAACGACTAGCAGTGCCTTCATCCATCACGCCCCATACCTTACGAGCGTACTCAGGATCAGCCTCACTAATTGCAGAGAAGTTAGCGCCACCAATATTTCCTCCACCAACTCGAGTGCGGTCAGACTGTGTGGTGGATACTTTCTTATACCCTTTCTCCATTGACTGACCTAACGCCTCAGATGCTTTGACCTGCTTCTGAGTCTTAATTAGATCAGCGGCTTTGTTGCCTGCTTTGGCTCGGTCTGCAGCCGTGTACATTTTCTGAGCTGCTTGCTCAGCATTGAATGCGTCTTCGAGCGCCTTAACGCCCAATCCTACTGCTTTTAGTTTGCCCATAATTTACACCGCATAAGGGTTGACACGCTTTTTGCGTGTGTGAACGTATTCATCGTCATCATCCCTTGGGGCAGGGTCGATGTCAAGAAAGCCAGCATCCCTCAAGTATCTCAAAGCTTGTGTGCAGCTGTCTACATAATCATCGTGGGTCGAGTCAGGGAAGCTGCATATCTGGCTCACGAACCCTTCTGCCCAGTCCCTAACATAACCCTTGCGTTGGGTGCTCTCTGGTATCCATACTCTCTTGTGCGCAATGATATTCGCAACAATTGAGAGCCTTTGTATTTTGTCCGCACGACCGGGGTTATATGCCCTAACAGGAAGGTGCGCCCTTTGTAAGTCCTGAATAAGACTGATCCCAGCCGCTTTATCTTCGATGAGTACAAGGTCGACTTTCTTACCGCCCGTGAAATTACCTCTGCCTTCCTCCTCGGGGTCACTACCATACGATACCTTAAACTCCTCGATGACTTTAGGGCGTAGGTCAGGATACTGGAGGCGATCCTGCCACGCATCGATGAGCATGACAGCCATCGCTCCATCAAGTGGCTTGAATACACCCCAAGTCGTCGCTGCAGTCGGGTCGTTGACAGTCTTCTCGGTATATGCGCAGTCATAGCTTTGGATAATGAACTCAAACTTAGGAAACGGTTTATTAGGAGGCCATAGTCTGAACATGTCACGCTTCACAATGCCAGACTCTTCAGGGTCGATCAGCTCAGCCTCAATCTCCTGTCGCCCCAACTTGGTGCCTTCATACTGCAGAATCTGTTTCTTAAAGTTAGAGGCAAGGTTGTCAATGTTGGCATAGGTCGATGCCCTAGTCAGCACAACATCCTCGCCTTCACGCCCCACCAACTCTACGATCAAGTCTTTAGGTCGTGGCGTTGTTGTACAGATAATCCTTACCTTTGTGCCTAATCGCATGCCGAACATCATCATGTCCCATGCGTCCTGTATGTATTCCCACGCTGCGAGCTCATCGCACCACCCGCCATGGAACTGGGCTCCACGGAAGCGCTCAGGCTCTGAGGCAGGGATGCCCTTAATCATCGAGCCATTGGTCAGCGTCAGCTCATGCAGCGCCTTGTTGTAGTCCTTAATTAGCACAGCTGGTATCACGTTCAGTAGCCCCGAGTCGCCCTCAAAGCATGTGCCACGCACGTCAGCTGATGTTGGTGCCGCTACTAGCCAACGAGTCTTAGGTTGCTGCCATGCCCACCAACCGATCTGTTCTGCAGCCGTTCTAGTCTTGCCTGCGCCACGCCCTGCAAGCATGAGCCATATGTCCCACCAATCCCCGCTTGGCACGATCTGATGCTTATGCGCCTGTGACAGCCACTTAGCACGCCACTCAAACGCTGCACGATAGTCTTCAGGCAGAGACAGGTACTGCTTCTGCGTGTCTGGATCGTTTAATAGCTCAGCTAAGTCACTCATCAATCATCCATGAATAAGTGGATAAGCATCAGTATCAATAATGCAACACTAAGCAAAGCGTACGTAATATCGTCCATCAGTAGCTCGCTTTGTCATTCCACGGTGCGTTGGTTCTGCGTCTATGTTCTGCAGGTGATAGCGTCTCAGGCTCAGGCTTGGTTTGACCTCTTGCTCGTATATTGTCAGCGCAGCAAAGAGCCATGCCTGCATAAGCCATACCAACTTCTTCATCTGCCACAGCCTCACACACCATTGCACATGCTTCACGCTCTGCTGCTGCGGCACGTTCCCATTGTTCTTTAATCTGCCACTTCAGCTCATCAAGCAATCCTTCAATGGTTTCGCCATGCCCAGTTGCGTACTCATGCCGAATCATCCACTGAGCTAGTATCTCTTTGTCGCTAGTCATTGCTTGTGCCTCGCTAGCATTGATGCAGCTGTCCACTTCTCTTCCTCTAGCATCTTGGCTATGCGCTCACGCTCAGCATTCACAGCCATCTTCACAACCTCTTCTGTGGTCTCTTCCTTGCGCTTAGCACGCAACGCTTCACGCACCTCTGCGGCTTGCACAGCGTAGTCGTTGGTCACAATGTCTACCAATCTAACGAGCTCGTCATCAGTAGCTATCCAGCCACCATAACCTTCAGAGCGAGTCATGCCCGCCTCTTTAGCGCAACGCTCGATCTCTCTAGCTCTCATAGCATCTTGCTCCGCATTATTGTGACTTTGTGGTGAACCATATTAATCATGTCATGCAGCGCAGAATTGATTTCTTTTTGCCGAGTCAGCCAGTTATGCAACAACTCGTTCTCTTTGCGTAAAGCTGCAACCTCAGACTTTAAATGATTGAGCTGGTCAACCATGCTAATTACCTCTCCCATTTTATTTCCCCCTTTGTTTAGCAAGCTCCATTGTCTGCAGTACAGTATCAAATATTTCAGTCGATGCCTTAATCTCTAGCGGATTCTCAGCGTCCCCTGCATGCGTCACCCTCTCGCCATACTTCTTAGGCTTTAGCTTAGCTGCCACCCATTTACGAGCGTCAACCCTATTCTTCTGCCACGTCACCCAGCCACTGTCAGTGCGGCTTACACCCTTGTCGTCAGTCACCTCAGCTGGCGGCTCGTCAGCAATCGCCACGATCTCGTCAGCCAGTGTCTCAGCCTGCTCTTCCCGCGCACGCACGTATTTATCGGAAAACTCAGGGTGTTGCAGCAACCACAGGTACACAGACGAGTGATTAGGCATTCCTGCTTCCATTGTGATCTTACGTAATGACTCACCTTCAGCTATACGTGTAAGTATCTCTGCTGCTAGTTCTGGTGAGTATTTTGTTGGGCGACCTACTTTCTTTTTGATAACAGGCGCTTGTTGTTTGGTTGACTCAGACATCTCTCAGTCCTCAGTGTTATGTAGATAATGAGAGTGTAATGTTATGTTGGCTTATGTGCAATCGAGTTTCGATTAGCATATTCTTCGTTCCAGTTTTTTATGTACTGGTCGTAGTTTTCATGCGCTTTTAGCCACTCCTCAGCTAGCTTTGGGCTCTTTACTACTTTGGTGTAATAGTTGTGCATTTCTAAACACAATGCTTGTGAGGGCGGTGCGTTTTTAGTCATTGCGCTACCCCTCTCCAACTTGGGTTGGTCAGGATGCTCTTGTGCGATAGCCTGTAATACCTTAGCGCACCCGCTGGTGTCTTGCCGGATACGTACCAGTCTTTACCGTCCCAGTAAGCGTATCCGAACATAGTATTGCTAACTCTTGGCACGCCACGTTGGTACACACCAGTATGTACTGGCATGACTTCTGGCTCGAACCACTGTGTAAGCGTCATTCTAGGCTCTCTACGGCTTTTACAGCTTCAATTGCAATACGTACCATCTCTTTTACTGATCGTGCGTCTGATGCCATCTTATTGGGCGCATCAATGATGTCTTCCAATGCCTGTACTACTAACTCTAAAGCTTGGCGAGTTTCGTAAATCTCAATTACGCTTTCATCAAGTAGATCAAAGCTGCGCTTTAATTGTATTGATTGAACCATTTGCTCGTTTGCCATTTCGTTCCCCTCTCACAGGTATTTGATTGAACTACCAACACGGCTGAAGACTGGTCGGTGTGGACACATTGGGTTACTAGCCCTCCCGCCACTCCGTTTACTATTAACAGCCTTTCACTAATTCCCGATTAGTAGTCGGTTTTCGTTAATACTGAGCTGTCTAGTCCCCCATCCCACTAGGGTCTGCTCCATCCAATCATCATGCGTCTTGATACCAACAGGTCTGAGAGCTAGGGAAAGGATTCCCATCGCTTTGTATGCAGTGTTCAAACACAACATCCTAACTCTCAGGCTTGTGGCTATATTTTAATCTATTACTAAAATATAAGCGTTGATTATTTATCAATTTCTACTGTTATTTTGTAGCGCTTATTGTTCTTATCCACCACTGTCATGATCCGCTTAGTGCTGAGCATATAGCCCTCTGGATGCAGGTCATACTTCATGTGGCTGACCATTTTGAGGATACGCTCGTCATCCACGTCGTTAGCCAGTATGTTAGTGCTGATAAGGTGGGCTATGTAATCGCAGTATTCAAACATTATCAAGCACCCCTTCCATATATACGAGGTTTTCCAATGCTTCTGCTGGTGTCTCTCCATATGCGTGCAGGTCGTCACCGTCAGCGCCATCTTCATAAGCTACCCACTGATACTTAGCGCATGAGGCTGATATTTGTGAGTATTCAACTATGTATTTTTTGATCATTTCTCTTTCCTTTTCGCTATCCTGCAAATGCAGTAATCTAATTTTAAGTTAAAAGATAGGGGGCTGTAAACCCCCTGTTTGCAATTATTAACGTGCGGTTACTTTGACTGAGAATACAGCTGCGGTCTTGGTGTAAGCAGCGAGCTGCTCGTCAGTAATGCCTAAGTCTTTAGACAATGACTTCCAGTCGATAGTACTGCGGTTTGATTCGATAACGGTTGCCTTGAACAGGTCCCCCTCAAATACATTTGAGCCGTTTGGTGCAGTTGCTGAGTCTTTGAGACCGTCTTTGATGGCATCTGCTTGCTTGGTCAGATCAGCGATCTGTGCCAATAATGTGCCTAGTGTGTCGATGTTGTTTAGTGTGTTGTCCATTTTGAGCTCCTATTCGCTATCCGATCAAGTGACCGTAGGCAAATT